TACGCATCTTCTTAAAGTTCTTTGCTTTGAGGTCTGTCATCAATGAGCTTATACTTGCCTCAGATAGAGTAACAAGAATGCCAGTATCGATATGACCACTCATACCATATCTTTGACACTCATTTAAGACACGTCGCCAGTCTGGTATGTATTTCATAATCAGTTCTGCAATAACCTGATTATCATATATAATACTCTCTGAGTCAAGAATGAATTGAAGCCTTTGCATAAATGCTCCGGCTAATGATTCTGATTCAGCAGAATAATTAAATTCATATATAGAACATCTCGAATGGAGAGGATCTATTATACGATTCTTAAAATTACAAGTTAATATAAATCTACAATTCGAAGAGAACTCTTCAATGAACCCACGTAATGCAGGTTGTGTAGATTGAGGATTTAAGTAATCAGCCTCATCGAGGATAACAACTTTCTGTCCACCATGCAATGATACAGTACTTGCAAACTGTTTAATCTTACCACGAAGGGTATCAATGTTTCCATCTTCGGAACCATTAATCATCATATAGTCAAGATCTAATTCATTACATAATGCTCTGGCAACAGTAGTTTTACCTATGCCAGCAGAACCTGTAAACATCATATTCGGAAGTTCCCCCTTTTGGACAATTTGTTCAAAGGTATCTTTGAGTCCTTTAGGGAGAATGCAATCCGATATGGTTTGTGGTCTATACTTTTCTACAAATAGAAATTCTTTCACATTGACCTCATAATATAATTTTGCATGGTACTATTATACCATGCTTTTACTAATTGTACATACTTACTCAGCTGGTTTTTCTTCAACCGCTGGAGTAGATGCTGTAATGAATGCTTGAATTCTATTACGTACTGCACCAACATCAGCTAACTCGTCCCCATTGATTGCACCACGTTTAGTGACAACATCAATGATTCGAATAACAGCATTTAGATCACCTAAACTAATAGTATGAATCTGCGGCTCAGCGGGAGTTTCTACTGTTTCCACTGGTGCCTCGGTCGTAGGTTGTTCAACTAAACCATCTTTAACAACTTCCTTTGCCATTTATATCTCCTTATATGTCGTTGTTTTATCAAGAGCAACCCAATATTGTGTGTTGCCAGCCATTACAGAAGCGATAAGCTTCTTGTCAATACCAAACTCATACGAGTCAGCATTAACGAATTTAAAATTATTCATATCAAGAACCAAATCAAAGTCTGCAGAAGTATTTATACTACAGTTTGAGACGTTCATAGAGAATTGATTTGAAGTTGGATTCTGTTTATCAACAATAACACATTCAATAAATGCCGCACTATCGTTTTTACGAATACTTAATTGGTTTGTTTTAAGAGTAGCAGAAGCTTTACGCAACTGGTTTAACTGGTCTAACGTAAGAGTAAATTGAATATCAGCACATGGCAAATCAATATCTTTCGTAGGAACAGTTAGAATGTCAATATCAGAGAAGAAGTATTTGAATTGTGTAATACCATCTGTGATTGTAACAAACTTTTTATCCTCATCAAAGTTGAGAGTAGGATCTTCAAACATATTAAGACATGCTAAGAATTCACCTAAGTCATAAATGCCAAATGCATAAGGCCATTCGTATGGCGCTTCGGGTTGTACGTTAGCTTTTGCCATGAGTGTTTTAGAAGTAGACATTGAACGAATCATTCCACCTTCTTCACCGAGAGCAATGTTGCTATTGATCGTTTGAAAATTACTCAATACATCTTTTATTTCATTACTAAATTTCATTACTGGACTCCTTTAAGTCATGTTCATTAATTGCTAGGAGTGTATAATGCATGATCTTCATTAGATCTTCACGATTAGCTCCATTCTTTTTACCATACCTTGACGCATATTTTAATACATTGCCAAGACAAAAATCTAATCCTAAGCCAGAAGCTGAGATTAGATCCATACTTTGTACACCATTCGCAGATGCATAATGCTTAGAGTAAGTACTCTCAACATAGTCTGTCAACTGTTGAATGTTTTTCAATTCATTAAATTTCATATAATTCCTTTTTCATTATGGTACTATTATACCACATAAAAGCTTAAAGTACATACTTTTATAAACTTATTTTAGGTTGATAAGGTTTCTGGTGAAACGAGAGTATGTCTTTAAAAAGAAATCTGTGGTTCGGTTCACCTTTTTTTGTAAAGCTACAACATACGTATGCTCCCCACCAAGCTTGATATCCTTGTGGTGCATCGTATGAGGTCTTACCTTTAAGATCAACTATTACATTTCCATTATGGATAATTTTTAAATAGCCGTTGTCTTTTGATGTTTGATTTGTTTGTATGACAAATGTATTCCAACCATCTGTCATCTTACTTAAAATATGTCCAGGGATATTGTTACATGCACCGCATTTATATATTTGCCAATTACTATCAGCGAATATATTTTTGGATTTAGGATCATACCAAATGTGATGAGTAGGTCCTTGTCCTAATGGATCTGACGCTATCCATTTAGGATAGAGTTCAAAGATAGTAATGCCAATAGCTTTATATCCAAGTCCATCGTCTTCACTTATATCTTTAAAACTAAAAGAAAATTCTCGGTCGACATTTTGTTTAAATGGTTTTTCAAGTCTAATCTGAGATCGGAAGACATCTCCAGGATGATCGACAGTATAATTTTTATCACAATCATCTGCGTGTCCTCCTCCGCCAACGCCCCATAGGCAATCGGAACTAATCAAATCAAATTGAATAACATCATCTCTTAATGGACTAATCGTTTTAGCTACAACATTAGTAGATGATGCTTCATAAACATTTCCAAGCCAAGAATAATTCTTTACAACATCCGCTTGAGAATTAAGAGCAGCTAGAGCAAAAAGACAAATTAATTTCTTCATGCTGCAACCGCGTCAGTAATCCTGGCAATTAATTGCTTGTTACCTTTTTTAGTCTTCGCAAACTTCTTGAACTCACGTTTAAGATCATTAATAGTATCAGCTTTTTTAGGTTCAAAAGTATCAGAGTCAAACCTTGCAGACCTGTTGATTTTAATTATGAAATAATCATCGTAACCAACAACATCTTTCCAAGCAGCAAAACTCTTCTTTCTCCAATCTTTTATGACATCAGGAAAATCTCTATCCTCATTAACGTTCATATATCCTTGTCCGAAAGTAGATGCATCATACGCAAGGTGGAAACCCATAAGAGTTGCACCAGTTAATTCTTTAAGTCTTATAAGAGTTTCTTTATAAATCTCACGAGCACCGTTTCCACGTATCATTTTACCTTCAAAGTTAATCATTACTTCACGCGAAGTTTCAACATCAGATTTTTCATTTTCAATAACACTGATTCCATCAGGATATCCATCAGTCAAAAACATAATGTTTGTGTTTTGTATTGCATGTTTACGTGTAAATGCTTTAGTGATTTTAGATGCAAGCATTGCAGTCTGAATAAGAGGAGTTGAACCCATACCATCAATAGGATGAAGGTAATGAGATGACAAATGATACTTCATACGATTGTTGTATGAATGTGCTTTAGCTATTGCGAAAGAAGTAAAAGCCGCTTCATCAAAAGTTTTCTTATTCATTTTACCAGAAAACATTTCAACAACTTTAACACTCTCAGCAGAAAGTTCAGAAGCTTCACCTTTGATTTCACGAATACCTTTACCTTCTTGTCTCCAGTATGCAGTAGTAGTAAATGAATATGCCTCGAAAGGAATGTTCACTTGACGACAGAACATAGCGATAGTAATTGCTTGCGCAGTAACATCTTCTATGATCTCACACATTGAACCAGAAAGGTCAAGGAACATTATAATTCCATGTGACTTTGCTTGTGCCAACTGAGTAGTAGTCAAAAAGATATCCTCAGAAGTTCTGTATTGGTGTAATTTTAAAGGATCAAGTTTGCCAGACTTTGCAGTCAAAGCTCTTGAATATTCAAACGCAGCTTTCTTACGTTCAAAGTCTTTAGCTAATAAATTTGCTTGAGTCTTATAAGTTTTTTTAGTCTCTGACCAATCTTCCTCACAAGCATTGCTCACATAAGGAGAATATCCATCAGAATCTTCTTCTGTGACACGCTCATCACGCAATGCTTTACAAACGTCGTACGAATAAAGAACTTTGTTCATGTTCTCTTCGCTCATGCCGCTTGAATACATTGGCTGACCGCTTCTCTCATATTTTCTTTCAGGAGATTTTTCTAAAAGATCTTCTTCACGTTCTCTGTGAGTATCTTCAGTCCAAGTCTCATGACCTTCAGGAGCAACTTCTTTTTTAGGCTTTTTACCTTTGTCAGAATCATCGTCACCTTCAGACTCACCTTCAGATTCAGACTCATCATCGCTAGGCTCATCACCAGACTCAGTTGAAGATTCACCAGAAGATTCTTCAGGATCACCATTACCTTCAGATTTCTCCATAGGCATATCGTCTTCCTCTTTCTCTTCTTTATTCTCTTCAATAAAATCAAAAAGCTTTTTGCAAACATCAACAACATCGTCCCAAGTTTTAACTTCCATAGCTTCTTTCACTAATGGAGATTCTTCACTTGAGAATTCAACAGGAACATAACCACGACCTTTCGAAGATACGTTAAGTCTGTCCATAAGTCCAGC